CTTAGAACTTATAAGGATGCCTGGGAAACCATTACCTCAGCTTAAAAAGCTTATTAATAAATGAACTATACTTCTCTTTTTAACCAGATCATAGCTTATGCCAATAGAGGAGGTAGCATTGAATTTGCTGCCGCCATCCCCTATTTTATTGAGATGGGACAGCAGAAAATCTGGAAAGAGCTAAATACTACAGGTTTTCAAAAAGCAATTGACGGTCAGTTTCAAGCAAATAATGCTAATATCTCAAAACCTCCTGATTGGCAGGAAACTATTTCCTTAAGCTATGGAACGCCTGAATCTCTATTTACTAATAATGTAATTTTATTTCCTAGAAGTTATGAGTTTTGCATAAATTATTGGACGAATATCGATACTGCTACTATTGATAATCCGCCGCTATTTTATGCCGATAAAATACAACCGAATACTAAGCCTTATGATAAAATTTTTATAAGTCCTACTCCTGCCCAAAATAATGTCTATCGGTTAATATACGTTACCAGACCCGACTTAATTACAAATGAGAATCAAACCAATATCCTAACCGACTACTACCCTGATCTTCTATTCTATGCCGCCTTTTCAGAGGCTCTTATTTATTTAAAGGATGATCAGAGAACTCCCGTCTATACAAAATTATATCAGGAATCATTAACGTCTGCTAACAATTTAACAAAAGATCGTTACATTGATCGCAGCGTAAAAAGAGATGTAGGGTAATTTATGGCCACGCAAAAGCAGATATTTCCTATTATCTACAGGCCTGGGATACTCCGTGATGGTTCATTTTTTCAAGGAAGTTACTGCATACGGGGGCAATGGGTCAGGTTTTTTAGAGGCCAGCCTCAGAATATCGGGGGAATGAGAAATTATGTAATATATCTGCAGACTATACCCCAGATTTTACCGCCTGATTTTATCCCGACTAACGTTCTTATATACTATGATAGCAAGGGTGATAAACATATTTTAATAGGAGGTTCTCTTGTCCCCGATTCACTATTATCTAGTGTAATAGATGTTACTTATACAAGTAGCGGCGCTCAAACTTATACTTGGGCTAACAGGTTCACTAACCCTACCAATACGTTAGCCCAATTTGTTGTGGTGATAAGCATTATCAATAGCCTTCCAACACAAATGATATTATGTCTGGGTATAAAAAACTACACGGATATTAATAGCAGCGAAGCTACTTCTAGTATCTTGGCAAAGGAATCTACCAATGGTTTTTTTCAGGTAAATTTTCCTGATTTTGTTTTAAAAGAGGCAACAGGAGGAATGCTTTATGTTGGAAGTAGATTATTTTACTACGGTAACAACGGACTGGTCAGGTGGTCTTCGATTGCCGCAGAAAAATCAGGAGAGCAGACAGACTTGCAAAAACCTTTCTTATTTTTTAAAGATAAATATTCTATCAATATTAGCACCGATAAAGTAATCTACGGCGCAGAATGGCGAGGAGGGGTAAATGCACCTACTATAATCTTCTGGACACTCGGCTCCGTTGTTCTTATTACCAATACTACGGGTAGCAATAATCAGGTTATTACCGATATAGATGATCTTTCTTTTAGCAAAAAGGTATTATCAAGAGATAGCTCCATTTTATCTTCAAATAGCGTAGTTGAATATGACGGAATATTCTACTGGCCTGGAACACAAAGATTTTTTGTCTTCAACGGCGTAGTTCTTCCCCTTGAAAATAATCTTAATCGTCAGACGTTTTTTGATACTATTGATATGAGTAAGCGCCAGAGGGTCTTTGGCGTCAAAAACGTAAGCAGAGATGAAATATGGTGGTTCTATCCTGAAAAAGGGAAAGATGCTAACGTTGGATGCACTAGAGCCGTTATTTACAATGTGGTAGACAATACCTGGTATGATACCGATATAGAGCGAGCTGCTGGGTATTTCGATAATACCGGCGGTAATATGTATACTGTAGGCAAAAATCTAGTACCTTATGAAGGTGATAATAACAGTTATGTCTGGCAACATGAAGTTGGCAGCGATCAGGTCAATCTTTACAAGGAAGTAGATCAGCAAACAAAACCTATTCCTTCCTTCTTTACCACCCCGATAATTTCCTATGCTACCTTTAATCCACAAAAACAGGTAGCGGGAATTGATTACAACATAGGTATAGAGAGGATAGAGCCTAATATTGTCGGTACAAAAAAAATAAAAATGACTGTTAGCATCAATACATATGAATATCCTGCAAGTACTCCCGTAACGGCTACTTATAACCTTACTGAGGATGGAGAACTAGAGAATATTATTAGACCCGCTATTAACGAACGCAAACAAGGAAGAAATATTAATTTTACCTTCAAATCAGAAGGTATCGGCTCCGGCTATCAAATGGGAACTACCTTCGTTTTAGCTGAAATAGATGACGGTAGGCCATGATTAGCGTCTATCCCAAATATATTAGCGTTAAATACTGGGCAGCTACGGTCTGCGATGATTATTCGGATTTTCCTCTCCCCATCCTTCATGATGAAACAAAGTGGGCAGCGTGGGCGCAAAACTTAATCGGCATCAAACCGTTTATGAGCGCAGGAGTACCAAGTCCCTATAAAGACGCTCGTAAAAAGGACGGAGAACTTGCCTTTAAAAACTGGGAAGAATGGGCAAAAAAAGCCTATTTGATAATGCTTGCGCAGGATAATAATAATTTGTAAATAATTTATTAATCCATCTTTAAAAAATTCCAATTTTTTAAGTCTACAGCTATTTCGTGCTATAATAAAAAAGAAAAAAGTGAACACATCAATAATTATAGCTCTAGACCTCGGTAGTACTACCGGCTGGGCTACTTGCGATCTACGCGGCAACATAACTTCCGGAACAGCTAGCTTTAAAACAGGTAGGTTTGAAGGTGGCGGCATGCCATACTTACGTTTTAAACGATGGCTTACCGATTTTAAACAAACACTAGGAGTAATTGATGCGGTTTATTTTGAAGAAGTAAGAGCCCACAAAGGGGTTGATGCCGCCCATAAATACGGGAGATTCGTTGCCCATCTGACCAGCTGGTGCGAACATCACGGGATACCCTACCAAGGAATACCGGTGGGGATCATCAAGAAACATATTACAGGCAAAGGAAATGCTTCTAAAGAGGAGGTAGTAGCGGCCGTTAAGAAAAAGGGGTTTGCTCCTATAGACGATAACGAGGCCGATAGTCTTGCCTTACTTGATTTTGTTCTAAAATTACCTAAGAAAAATTGAAAGTTCACAAACTAACTACTGGTGCATTTTGCTTTTCTTTTCTGCTTTAAAATGAATATTTAGGTTTTTGATATAACCGATTTTGCAGTGGGATTCGGTTTGAAGAAACTTCATGCCATCGTACAATTGAGACTCCTTATAATCAAGTATTTTGCCGTAAAAAGAGATTTTCTGGTTTATTAGACCTTGGCGTGCTATCTCAAACAAACATTCAGTTGCCTTGCTTTTGTTGATAATGACGTAATCGGCAATAGGTTTACCGCCTTTACTTGCCAAACATACCTCGTTTAACGATAGTACTTCTTTTGGCATGCCTAAATAATCTAGTTCCTCACTTAAAACACCTATAACGGCCTTAAAGTGTTTATAATTGTTTTCGATAGACTTGCTTAGATGGGTTCTCATAAAACCTCTAATTAGTAATTTGTAATTTATCCAGTATTCCAGAAATCGATAGTTTTTGAAAACCGTCGGTAGTTCTGTTTTTTAGGTCATATGCTACCTCCTCATTTTCATTAATAATCTTGGGTTTGTATACCTCTTCCCGAGGTACATTAGCTTTTATACGGAAGTTATTGTTGCCGGTCTTTACGGCATCACGCTTCTCGTATTTTAGGCATTTACCGAAATACGCTAGAAATTGGGCTTTCGAACAAAAGCGGCTATCTAGCCGTTTTGACATATCAAGAAGTATTTCATTCATCGCATTTAGGCTAAACTGCCGCCCAGATAGGCTTTGTAATTTATTCCCATCCTCCTTGGTTAACGGGTAATGGTGTTTTAGGTTTTGCGGCTCTTTGTACTGGTTAAAACGATGAATTCTTACCTTACGCTCGGAGTTGGTAGGTTTTTTCCGCTCGTTAGGTAGTCGTTTTTTTAACTTGGTAGTTTTAACAGGTTTTTGAGGAAGAATAGCAACTTTAAGTACTGAAGTTTCTGCTATTTTAATTTCTTCAGAATTTTGTAAAAAATTAGATTCCAGATCTATATCTTCAATATTTTTATTTTCTATTATAAAATACTCACAACTAGCTTGATCATTAGGCTTTAAGAATTCACTCTGCTCAATAAATTGCGCGGTAGAATTATCCTTTTGAGGTACTATTTCCTGTTTGTAATAAGCAAATTCATAACTATGGCGGTGCTTTTTACCTTCATGAGTAATAGAATTATGGTAGGTAATATCTAGGACAGTTTCTAACTGCTTTATGATATTTCTATTTTGTCCTCTTTCACACTTGGTAATTGTAGAAATATACTTGTGATTAAGGAATACACGCTCGCCTTTTTCTAATTTCTGTACTACTGGGGCTAGAATAGCCTGTGCATCTTTACTTAAGTTTAGAGATTTTTTTCTACATAATTTATCGTTATTTGCCCGTCCTATATTATCCCATCCGAGATAGTTTTTACGATAGCGGGCTTTCTCTTCCTTAAATGAGTAGAGTTTACATAGATGGTCTGGGTACTGGTACGATTCTGCTTGTGTTAACATATTTACTAAAAAATTTTAATTACTTGTAATTTTTTAGAAAAAGTGCCTTGACGAAAAGACAATATACCTCTATACTCCGAATTGTTATATGTGGAGTTTAGGGTGCTTTCTCTTGCGGGTTGGCACTCTTTCTTTTTTGTCAGTGTCGTTCTTAATTTTTAATTTCTACAAATACCTTCCATAACCTCCTAATTTTTACTTAGTTAACCAATCACAATAATACATCAATTTTAGAAATCAAGTTTTTCTTGTATTAGTAATTTTATGTTTTTAGGGATTATTTTATGTTGAAAAAATTATTTGCTGTACTTTTTTTTATAAAAATTGTAAAAAATAAATATAAATTTAGTTAAAAGTACGATGGCAAAATTAGCTTGTAAAGTAGGAATGTATATGGATAATAAAGAACAATTAATAGAAGCTATCGATAACTATGCTGGTTATAGTAGTGGTTGTCGTAAAATATTAAAATTGTTAGTAGAATTGTCTATAAATGATGTTGCTTACGTATCTGTTGTACAATTAAGCGATATATCTTCATTATCTAAAGAAAAAATATATCAAGCTTTAGATCTCTTTCAAAAAGATGGTTTTGTCGAAAGAAATAAAGGTAAAATAAACACAACAAGAGGCATTACCTTAAAAAGTGATAAATTAGATCAATTATTACAGTTCCATAATAGAAAAATAGAACTACAAAAAAAATACAAAAAAATGTACAAATAATAATTGACTTTATTACTTTTTCCTCTATACTCATATCATAAGGCAATAAAAAAACGCCTTAAGTTACAGCTTAAGACGTTTTGAAAACCTTATATAATCCGTAAGAATTTTTTTGTTTTATAGACCCAACAATTCTTACTTTCATTAATAAATTAATCCATGAGGATATATGCAAAATATCTCAACCCTACCTTTACGTCAAGAGCCTTTTTTAGAATCAAAAAATCACGATAAAATCAATAATTCGGTAAATCATGGTAAAATAAAGTTAAGAAGCCATGAGTTATTAGAATCTACCATGCCGAGTTTAGAAGAAATCAGCGTTGCTAAAGCCAAGGAATCCTTAAAGAGAGGAGGATTTGGAACAAAGGAAGCAATGCAGGTATTGTCTAACCTTGAAGCTGGAAGAGAAGCTAATGCAATATTCAAGCAACGATCTAGCCAAGTATTACCGGCTAACATAACGGAAACTCTTAAATTTCATAAAACTAAAAATGAAAGTACCGAGCTACCTACGTCTGCTAAGGAAACTTTTGCAAGAATTAGTCTAAGGGCTAGAGAAGATTTTATAGAGGAGCAGATTGAAAGAGCAAGTCTCTATAATATCCCCTATAAGAGTTACGGTGATGATTACTACCGGCTTATGTTTGATATTGATCATTATGAGTACTTGCTTGAGAAGGCTAAAGACTACTGCGTTGACTGGGATACTAGTGAATATGACCCTATAGCTCTAGAGCAGGAACTAGAGGAAGCGGAGCATAATGCTTACCTTTATAATCAGGAATTACGTTCCTACTTTTCGCTAACTAGAGGAGTAGAGATATAAAATGCTTACTGTAAAAGATCGTTTTATCCCGCGAGAAGAAATATCCAAACTTCTCTGGGGTATGCTTGGTGATATTTCCACTCACAGCTTGTCAATGTGGCTTAAGTCAAAGACGGAAGATGAATTTGTGGTAGTACCGAGGGAGTTCTGTATTTTAATGGTTTCGTTTTTAGAAAGACAAACAGCGGCAAAAGAGCATTTGTTGTTTGATCCTAAGAAAGTATTAGGTCAGCTTGATGAAATAAAGCGTTATTTATAATAATAAAGAAATAAAGTTATTAATATGAAAAATAAACAAGAATGGTTAAGAGAACGTAAAAAATACCTAGGTGGTTCTGATTTGGGTGCTATAACAGGACTTAATCCATACCGCACGGCTCTTGACGTATATTTGGACAAAACCAGCGATAACATAACGGAGGAGAGTAGCCCTGCCATGAGGTGGGGTAGTCTTTTAGAGGATGTTGTTGCCAAGGAATATGCAGAAGTTACCGGTTATAATTTAGAGATAGAACCGAATGTGTTATACCATCCTGAATATAAGTTTTTAGGAGCTAATATTGATAGATGGGCAGATAATAAGAAGCACGTTTTGGAATGTAAGACGGCGGGTTTTACTCGTGGCAAGGAATGGGGAGAGGAGGGCACTGACCAAATCCCCGAGTCCTATCTGGTACAAGTAGCTTATTATGCCGCAATTTGTGATGTACCAAAGGTTGATATAGCAGTACTAATCGGAGGACAGAATTTTAGAATCCATACTTATAATAGAAACAAGGAACTGGAAGATAAGCTAATTAAGATAGCATGTAATTTTTGGTATAACCATATAGAAAAAAGAGTACCGCCTAAATGTGTAAATACCAGGGATACGTTTAATCTGTTTCCACAAAGTAATTATCACGAAATATTAGCAGAAAATAATATCATAGAAAAACTGGAAGAGCTTAAAGCGGCCAAGGAGGAGGAAGTACGGATAGCTGATACTATTGAGAAATTAAAGACCGATATACAGGAATTCATGCGGGATTATGAAGTACTTATCGATAATAACGGAAATGTAATAGCTACATGGAAGAATACTGCTCCAAGGACATTGTTTAACTTAAAAAAGTTTAAAAATGAGGCAAAAGAGCTGTATATGAAGTATAGTAGTTATACTAAGCAATCTAGAATGTTTTTAATTAAATGATGATGAGAAAATATCCGGTACTGACAAAGGAAGAGGGAGAAGAATTAAGGAAAATGCGGAAAGAAGCCGGTATCACAATACCTCAAATTGCGGAGTATATGCATACTTATCAATCAAGGATTACTGAGGTAGAAAGAGGAAATAAAGGAGTAGATCCTGATTTTCTGGAAAGGCTAAAGAAACGCTATCAGTTAATAATAAAATATAAGGATATTTAAACAAGGAAGGTAAACCATGAGTAACATAACATCAATAAATACCTCTAATGAAATTGATAAGCATATATGGTCAGCACTAAAAAACAGCTTATATACCGGTGCTAAAGATGAAAGTATAAAAATGGTTCTTGATTATTGTAAGGCAGCAAAGTTAGACCCAATGCAAAAGCCTGTACATATTGTTCCGATGAGTATAAAAAATGCTCAGACAGGTAGGTATGAGTATAAAGACGTGGTTATGGCAGGGGTTGGCCTATATAGGATACAGGCAGCACGAAGCCAGCAATATGCAGGCGTTAGTGAGCCTGAATTTGGGGAGGATGTTACATGTAATTTAGGCGGTATAGAAATTACCTATCCTAAATGGTGTAAGGTAACAGTTAAAAAGCTGATAAATAATACTATTGTTGAATTTACTGCGAAAGAATACTGGCTTGAAAACTATGCTTCTAAAAAAGATCCTAATACTAAAAAAGATACGTTTATACCAAATGGCATGTGGCAAAAAAGACCATACGGACAGCTAGCCAAATGTGCTGAAGCACAAGCCTTGCGTAAAGCTTTTCCTGAGATAATCAGTCAGCATCCGACAGCTGAGGAAATGGAGGGGAAAGATATTAACGATCTCGAAACGGAAGTTAAAAATATCACCCCAAAATCTGCCAGCATAAGTAGCAAGCTTGATTCTGTGCTATCTCATCAGGAGGAAGAAGCTCATGCTGCCCAAGACCTGAGCGAAACCTTAGCTGAATTAATAGAACTTATTAAATTACATAACGTATCAAGCGAGATAATAAACAAGTGGATACGTGCTGCCGGAGTTGAAACTATTGCCGATTTAGACGTAGAAAAGCAGCAATCCTGTATAAAGTATATTAACGAGCAGTATAATTACTCGCATGATATAGAGGCGGCATAAAAGCCTGGAATATTATTACTGTTTAGAGTAGAATACAAACCATAAAAGTAAAGTAGTAAATATGGAAAAGATATCGCCTCGCGTGGACATTTGCTTTAAAAAATTATTTGGAGTTGAAGAGAATAAGGATCTGCTGATCTCTCTTATAAACTCTATTGTCGGCAAAGAAGATCAAGTAGAAGATATTACCTTGCTTAATCCTTATAATGCTCAGAACTTCAGACAGGATAAACTATCTATACTGGACGTTAAAGCTACCAATCAGGACGGCAAAAGATTCAATATTGAGATTCAAATTAGCGATGAAGCCGATTATGATAAGCGAGCCCTTTATTACTGGGCAAAATTATATACGGAGCAATTACAGGCAGGACAGGATTACTCGCTATTAGCTAAAGCAATCGGTATTCATATACTTAATTTTACTTCAATACCTGAGGCAAAAAATTATCATAATGTATTTCATATTACGGAAAAAGAGAATGGATTTACCTATTTTAAGGATTTAGAACTCCATACCATTGAGCTAAATAAATTTACCAGGGATTCAAGTGAGGAATTAGCCGATATAGTAGCTAAAACAAAAAATGCCCTTGATAGATGGCTTACCTTTTTGACTAGACATGATTTATTGAAAGCTGACAAGTTACCGAAAGAACTGGATAATGATAAGCTGAAGAAAGCCCTCAAGGTATTGGATGTCCTAAGCTTTAGTCCAGAGGAAAGAGAACTATACGAGGATCACCTTAAGTGGCTCAGGATAGAGGCTAATACCCTAAAAAAGACCGCAGCAGAAGCTTTAGCTGAGGGGATTTCTATCGGTAAACAGGAGGGGATTGAGGAAGGAATTTCTATCGGTGAGGCTAGCGGTATCGAGAAAGGTATTAAAAAAACGGCACTTAACATGATCAAGCAAAAACTGGATGATAAATTAATTTCTTCAGTAACGGGTTTAAGTGTAGAAGAAATATTAAAGCTAAAAAACCGGGGTTAATTTTTAACGAGAAAACCGAGGATTAGATTATTTCTGCTATAATAAAAATAAAACCCACGTTATTTGTAAATAATTTAATAGGAAGGATGTGTTATGGCAAATAATTTTAATATTGATAAAGCAGAGAGAGCTTTAGAAATAGCAATGGTGTCCCTTTAGTAAAAATGCATAACTACGGTAAAATATTAAAATAATATGCGCTTTTAAAATATATTACAGGTGCATTAATATGAGTTCAACTATATCTACATTAGAGGAAGTTGCTAACCAGTTC